TTTTTTTTTTCAAGCAGAAGACGGCATACGAGATCTAGTACGGTCTCGTGGGCTCGGAGATGTGTATAAGAGACAGGGTTTCTACTGCATGCCCGTAGTAGCGGAGGCACAGCAAAAGCGGCTTGATATATTACTTGCCGACGTGGAACGGTGGGCCGGTTACATGGCGGCACTGATCGAGCGGAAGGCAAGTAATATTACCGAGGCCAAGCGGTTCTTTCGCTGGCATGACAGCGGGGACATCCAAAGCGCGGAGCATTTCTCGGCGCTGCTGTGGATTGCCAGCATGGTTCCAACGGTGAAGTTCTATCTGCCGACGAAGGAACGGAAGTACAAGTCGCGGATACCGCCGAGCAATCTAGTGCTGCGGCATAGCATGCCAATGCTACGCCAAGGGGCACCGACGGTGACGGTGGAACGATGGGCAACAGTCGGCTCGTCATGGGGACATCAGTGCCCGGCGAGTGAAGCGGAAGAATACAAGTGCAACGACTGCCGGGCATGCTGGAGCCCGGACATACCAGTCATCAACTACACCCAGCATTAGCCGAAAGGTTGAACGATGTACGTGACCATGAGCAAGATCCACGGTGTGTGGTACACCAAGGATTCCATCAACGCCCTGTTCCAGACCGGAGCGGTGCGTGTCCCGGTGCGCGAGCACATCACGCGGCTGGCCCTGGACAACATCAACATGCACCCGACCGAGATCGCGGAGGCCCTGAACTGTTCGGTGTCCTACGCCTACAGCGTGGCCAACACGGCCCGTCAATTGGTGACGGCATGAGCAACATGAGCCAGTCGGACAAGGAATGGATCGACAACGCCAGCATCTACGACCTGCTGTATCTCAACAGGTTCGCACCGATTGGTGACGAGCGGTTACAAGGTGAGCGCGGTGCGTATCACCTGAAAGTAATGGCCGAGAAACGTGACGCCGATCCTGGTGCCTACGTTGCGGCCAGCAAAAGCATGGGCTGGTGATCGGCTACCAGACGGTGGGCTACAAGCTCATGCGCCTGCGTAAGGACGGCACCCTTGGTCCGCTGTTCATTAACGCCAGGCAGCGTGTGCCCATCGGCGTGTGGCTGCCAGCAGAGGACCATCCAACTACGGGGTACAAGCACCGGCCTGGCTGGCACGTGCTGCGTACCCCCAACGCGCCGCACCTGTCGAAGCGCGGCAGGGTGTGGGTCAAGGTCGAGATCAGACAGTACACGGTCGAGGAACGTCCTGCTAATCAGGGCGGGATATGGTACTTGGCCAAGTCGATGCGTGTGTTGCGCATCGTATCACAGGAGGTGGCTGAATGCCACTGACACCCGATGAGAAGGCCCGGCGTGCGCATGAGCGTGGGCTCAAGGCCAACAACGTGCAGCGGCGACGCTTCGAGAAGATGCTGAACGAATCGTATCTTCCGACGGCTGAGTCGCGCATCCAGAAGGAGCGGAACCAGCGCAAGGAACTGGCCGAGCAGGGGCTCGTGCTGGAAGTGCTGGACGGCTCGCTGGATCGATTGGTAGCGATCCGCCAGGCGATCCTGACCCTCAAGAATGAGGCGAAGGACATCGCACGTGAAGCGAAGGAGCACGGGCTTGCCGTGCAGGACAACGGGTACGGACGCACCCCGTTCGACTTCTACATCGACCCCCAGGAGAGCGACGTGAGCGTGGATGCTTGCGCCACACCGGGAGCCATCGACCACCTGCGCGGGTTCCTGATCCGTCGGTGCGAGAACAACCCGTGGTACGCCAAGCTGGAGAGGCTGATGGAGCGCGAGCGCGGTCGGTCCATCGACTTGCAGTTCGACGCGACGGAACTCAGCCAGGCTATCTGGGGCTGCGTCTCGACCGAAGAGATCGTCGCCAAGATCGAGGAGTTCAAGTCCAAGTGGGTGACGTACACCGCTGGACTGGAGGACTGACATGAATAGGCCGAACTCCCTCAGAGCTTGGTTCGACGCGCATGATGGTCGTAATGGTATGGTCATCCTCAGTTTGGAGGATGAGCGGCTACTCTACGCCTACATCGTGCAGCTAGAGAACGAAGCGCAGACCGACGGCGACCTGCACGTTGATGAGTGGGGTACGCCACACAAGAAGGAATGGTAACATGGCGAAGCGTTGGCAGGACGGCATGCGCATCGAGAACACATCGCAGATGATCGACGAGGCTGCGAAGCGTGACTTCATCTACGTGGATGTTGAGATCGTGCGCGACTACCTGCTGAACCACCTGTTCGACGAGAAGGATGTCGGTCGGCTCTCATTTGACTCGACCAACGTGCCGGGCGTGTTAATGGTACGGTACAAGTCGAACGACCTGCCATTCTAACGTCGGCAACTCCGGTCATTGACCGGGGAAAGAGGGGCCTATGCCCAGAAAATACGACATCGTGACAGAGGCTATACGCTGGCACGTGCACGGGCTGATGGCTACCATGTCCGAGGAGATGCAGGTGCCAATCGAACAGCTAGCTGCTGAGGTGGCTAACGCACTCCCCAAGCTGGCTGACCACGCTGGACAGCTAGCACGTGACGAGGGATACAACGCTGTCGATGGTGACGGGACTGACTTCCAGCCGCAGACTGCGTTCATCCTGATGCTGTGCCTGGCGATTGGCGCCAGCACCTACGGCCTGGTGCAGGAGAAGATCGGCCTCCAGTCCAGCAAGGCCGAGGAAGATCGAGCCGAAGTCAACAACTTTCTGCGGGACATAGGGTTAGGCGGCAACACTTAGCAGTTGACAAACTGGCGAATGTGTGCTACCCTTATGATCCTAGTCCCTAGTAGTAAGTAGCTAGTGACAAGGAGCTAGCCAGCATGAATCGACGGAACACAACGATGACTAAGAAGTTACAGCAGGTACTAGCAGATGAGAAGTACAAAGATCCTCGTCTGTTCACTACTACTGTCTATCGTGAGGATGGTAGGATGATACCTGAACCTGGACAGGAGAAGCTGACTGAGGAGGAATACTTCTCACAGTTCATACCTCCAGACCAGGCTGCTGACCTATCACGTAGACTACGCATAGCAGAGGCACGTGGTAGTGACGGGCCATTGACTGAGCGTAACGAGAGAGATCAGCTATCCAATCCACTCAGCCCATCAGGCATGCGAGGTCGGGTAGAGGATGGGCCAGGTGAATGGCTACATCAACGGAACTGGAAGACACAACCACCACCGAAGAGGTAGGTAGATAATGCTCAAAACACAGACCGTCTTTATCTGCGACGTGTGTGGCGTCCAGCAACAGGGCGATATTGGTGGCATGAAGACGTTTCGTGTCACCTCTGCTGCCCAAGGCAAGTTCCCGTCCATCGAGCATGCCTGCCAGGCGTGCCGCCACGGTATCTACCTGGCAATTGGCCGAACGATACGTGACTTGAAGTATGAGAGTAAGGCATGATCAAAGTCACACACGTCTGCGACCTGTGCGGTGTGTCCGAAGCGAGGTCGAAGGACATGAACCTATTGCTACAGGACCTGCGCCTCACACAAAATGGCTCAGTCATCCATGAGTGGCAGGCATGCCAGGATTGCCGCGACAAGATATTCTCGGCTGCTTGTAAAGCAGCGCATGACAGGAGATCGAAGTGATCGCCATCACCGCCGAAACCGTGCGATTGGGCGAAGAGTTCGCCGTCGCTGGCAGATGGTACGTGCGGGCCTGCGAGAGCGAGCTTGCCAGACACCCGGCTAGTGACAAGCCGGAGACCATCGCCGCCTACTCGTTAGGCGACAACAAGCACCGCGTGCCAGTCTCGGTACGCAATGACTGCCGCGTGTTCGTGGCCCGGAAGGAGGGCTGATGACATTAGTCACCGCATGGCGCTGGTTTGCAGGGAGCATGATTGTGTTGAATACAATTTGTGCGCTAACCACAGACAACGCTATAACGTCAGTTAACGCCACCTTGGCTATCATTTTGGTGATCATGCTCATCGTATCGTTCTTCACAGAGAAGGGCTGAAAAGAGGGGTTGACACAGCCCCCTCGACATGGTACAATATAATGGGAAGGGACGGGAAGAATGAAAGTTGGTGATTCGATACGCCATGCCATCAGGCAGGTGGTAGAGAGCAACAGCGAGGCCAAGTTCCAGATGAAGCTGGCTTGGCTACGCGCCAGGACCAAGGTGTTCAACGCTCAACGTGCGCACCGCCATCCTGCTACCCTATCCCCGGTCCGCCGGGCCAAGCTGAGAAGGAGCTGATCCGCATGCCCGAACGCAGCATCTTCGAGACCGCAGGCGGGCGCTGGCTGGCCCTGACCCCAGAAGGCGTGATCGACACCGGTACCAATACCGAGGTCATGATCCGGTCCAAGGAGTTGGACGATTTCCTGGAGTGGATCAAGAGGGAGCGCATCAAGACTCGACCCTTAGCAGGCGGTGACTGATGTCCAAAGTATACTCTATCGAGACGGCACTGGCATTCTTGAGTCTTTGTGAAGGCGAGGACAGCGAGTTTGACGAGGCTGTCAAGCTAGTGCGCGAACGTATCGTGGCTGATTCTCTGACGATCATCGATCTGCGCAAGGACATGCGCACGCAGGTGGAGACGCTCGTGGCGGACCACCGCATACGCTTGGAGCAGCGCATCGCGGAGCTAGAAGATAAGCTCGACGTTGAGCGCGACAAGCTGCTAGCCATCCGCAATGTCATCTACGGCAAGGATAACTGGCCATGAGCAACGGAGTCTGTCGGAACTGCCGACATCACGTGGACGACATGTTCACACCATGCAAGTGCAAGGAGCCCGAATTGAACGAGAACATCATCCCCGGTCCCGGCTCTGAGGATGCCGGTACCAGCGAGCCCATCAACGACGCTGGTGGTAACGACGAGACGCAAGAAGCGTTGGTGGCAGCCCAGGACGCGCTGACCGCCACCGAGCCCGACGAGCAGCCCGAGGCCGAGGCGCAGGTATCCATCGCTGTCCACTTTGTTCTTACTACGGACGGACAGTTCGCCATCCAGGCCACCGGCGAGCCCAACCTGGGCGAGATGCAGATGATTGCCTCCCGTGGGTTGGCCAGCATCGAGGCCCGCATCGTGGCCGAGACGATCGTGCAGTCGCAGATCCAGGCCGCACAGGAGGCCAAGGCTGCCGCTGACCAGAAGAGGATCATCACACCCCGGCGAGGCTAGCATGGACGGAGCACATGTGAACCAGACGGAGCGAGGAGCAATCGCCGAGTCGGTCGCCGCTACGTGGGCACTCAAGAAGGGCTGGGTCGTATGCTGGCCCAGCCGTGGACAGCAGCCCAAGTACGATCTCGTGATCGACAGCGAGGGCATACTGTACCGAGTGCAGGTCAAGCGCGCCTACCTCAAGGATGGGGTGCTGGTAGCCAACCTTTACCACGGGCAAGGAGAGCGATACACCTTTGAGGACATCGACGCCTTTGCCATCGTGGACGTGGACACACGCACGATCTGGTGGCTGGACCTCGAAGGCTCACAGGGTAAGTCACGTGTCCGCCTGGGCACGCCCCACATGGAGCGATACCGTGCAACCTAAGAGCATGGAGGAGTTCACAGGGCTGGCCAGGGATTCCGGCACACAAGTAAACTACCATACTTGTCCTGTTTGCGGGGACACACGCTGGAAGGTTTACGCGGATCCGGTCAACGGCAAATGGTTCTGCTTCGCACACAATGGAGGCGGCCAGGCCGAGACCAGCCTGCAACCAGAGACGTGGGCTCAGGACGTGCTGGACCAGCTAGCTGGCAAGCACGCAAGGATCGAGGCGATCGAGTGGCCCGAGTGTGCGCTCCCCAGGTGGACGCCGCTGTGCAAGAGGGCCAGCAAGTATCTCATGTCGAGGGGAATCGACGAGAGTCTGGCGAGGAGTTTGGGCATTGTCGAGATGGAGGATCGTCTTCGGGTGATCATCCCGTTCGTCGGCCCCACGGGTCGGATCATTTACTGGTCTGCCCGTGCCTACTCCACGCTGGAGGACGGACCCAAGTTCCTAGGCGCAGGTGGCAAGCACCCACTGTACGTGCTGCCGAACTGGAAGCCAACCGACGAGATTGTGGTGGTCGAGGGAGCACTCGATGCCATCGCAGTACACCAGCACACTGGCCGTCATGTCGTGGCGTTAGGTGGCAAGTCGCTGCCGCTGTACCTCAAGCCCGAGCTACTTGGGTTGGTGAGGGAGCGCATCATCTTGATGCTGGACGCCGACGCTCTGGCCGCTGCGCTGACGATCAAGACCCGCCTTCCCGCACACCTGCACGTGGACATCGTGCTGCTGCCGGACGGCGAAGACCCGTCCTCATTAGGCGCGGACATCAAGGAGCTATTAGCATGATCAAGGATTACAGGGGCCGAGTACGGTTCACCTCTGGTGGCTACCGATACGAGGTCACCAACGGTGGTTTGGTAATATACAAACGCACTACCTCTCACGAGTACACGGCGTTTGGTTACCTATACGAGGAAGCCTTACACTGCCTGACGAGGACGGCCAGTGGCCGCCACAAGCTGGAGCTAGCCCTACGTGCCAGCCGCAAGAAGGCACCGGCCAAGCCGAAGCAGTTCACCACTGCCATCCACATCCCACCCCACATGAGGGCCGTGCGCACCACCAACAACCAGACGAGGACGACATGAGGCGAATCATCGCAGCCATGCTAGCCTTCGTGCTGGCGCTGTCACTGAGCGTGAGCATCGCTGGCGTAGCTGGCGTGTTCGCATTCGATCGTGACCTGTATCTGGAGGCGGACCAGTCTCCTCATGCTGGACTGTACTACAGCGTGAAGCGTGACCGGGCACTTGGCCCTGACCGCATTCTATTCCGTTCGACTACTGCCCAGGAAGCGTGGCAGGTATTCATCACGTTCAAACAGATGGAAGCACCGCCCAAGTTGTTCAATTTCGTGCAGCCTGCGCCGAAAGATGGAGGGCCATGAAGAAAGCTGTGTTCGTCTTGGGCACACTGTCTCGCTTCGCCCACCGTGGTGACGCCGTGTCTGCCGAGGACTTCAAGGTCCTGGCACGTGTGGCTGACGCTGCCGAGGTCGATGCCGAGCTAGTGTTCGCCGTGACCGACATGGCCTGCGCTGGCAAGCCTGCGAAGGCAAGCATGAAACTGATCCGCGCCGAGCGAGACCGTCTCCTAGACGAGATCAACTCGCACGACCCGGACATCGTCATGTCCTTCGGGCCAGTGGCCATGAAGGCACTGTTCGACAAGGGCAACCTGGCTCTGCGTGAGCACCTGCGTGAAGGGTACGACATCGAGGGCATCAATGCCCGCGTCTTCTGTACCCACTCGTTGGACCAGGTTGCAGCCAAGCCCGGCGTGGAGAAGTGGTTGGTGCTGGACACCAAGGCTGCCGTGCACGGGTTCACTACCACCGAGTGGGGTGAGTATGTCGTTCTGGATCCCAGTGATCCTAGCTGGAGTGTTTGTCCTGATTGTTTTAGGCCACGCAGCCGCCTTGACCTGGTCGGCTTTGACCTGGAGACGTACCCTGGGCTCGACCCGTGGCACCAAGAGGCGCGCATCAGGATGGCGATCATCTCGAACGCAGCGCACGAGGGTTACGTTGTCCAGCTTGGACCAGACAGCCAGCTCCCACAATGGTTACAAGAGATAGTCGAAGACGACACGATCACCAAGGCTGGGTCCAACATCAAGTTCGATTACAAGTGGCTGCGCAGGTTCGGCGTGCGCATGGTGAACATGCACGACACATCGACCGCCGAGCACATCCTGGACGAGACCAACCCGTTCAAGGATCTCAAGTCACTGACCTTCTTGTATGCCCCGTGGTTGGGCGACTACTCGAAGGAGCACCGCAACCTGGTCACGCAGCGTGGTGGCTGGGAGTTCGTCGAGGATGACGAGCAGTACGACTACGCTGGTGGTGATGGCGAGGCAAGCTATTGCACCGCCGCTGACCAGGAGCGCACGCTAGCCCGCAAGGGGCTTGCTCGTCCGTTCAAGCTCTCGATGGATCTGTATCGTGTGCTGAGCGAGGTCGAGCACAACTGCTGCTACGTTGACATGTCGATGAATGCGCGTTTGGACGACATGTTCCAGGAACATATCCATGTCTTACGCACGCAGATCACGGAGGCATTGGGCCCGATCAATCCAGGCTCCCCGAAGCAACTGGCTGGTGCCCTCAAGGAGGCCATCCCATCCATCGACCTGACTAAGCGCGAGCTTACCAGGGTGTTCGAGCCCTGGAGGCCAGCCAAGTCCAAGGATGACGAGGAGATCTCGACGAACAAGGCCACGCTCGAACGCGAGGCCGAGAAGCACCCGATCATCGAGTCGATCCTGGTGTGGAGACGCTTGGATAAGCTGCACGGGACGTACATCAAGGGCGTGCGGGACAAGCACCTGATCATGCGCCGAGGTGACACGTGCCTGTCTACATCCTTCCGCACGGATGTCACGGAGACGTATCGGCTGTCGAGCCAGGCACCCAACCTCCAGAACATACCACGCAAGCCGAGTGAAAAAGATGACCACGCTATCCCGGTCGAGTTGAACATCAAGAAGCAGTACGTCAGCCGCTTCGAGGGTGGCATGTTCATGGAGGCCGACCTGTCGCAGGCTGAGCTACGGGTGGCCGCCTGGCTGAGCCAAGACCCACTCATGCTGGCAGCGATTGAGTCAGGCGAGGACATCCATACGAGCATGGCTGCGATGCTGCTCGACAAGGACCGAGACGAGATCACGGAGGACGAGCGCCAGCAGTGCAAGGAGTTGACGTTCCTGATCCTGTACGGAGGCGGGGCGAACACGCTGAGCAAGAAGCTGGGCGTGACGAAGGACCGAGCCAAGGAACTGATGAAGCAATACTTCGCGACGTTCAAGAGGCTGGACTTCTACATAAACCGGATCAAGATGCTGGTCAAGCGTGACCTGCAAGTCGAGTCATCCTTCGGGTACCTACGACGGTTCAAAAAGCCCATCAAATGGGACTGTTGGGATGGCTGGCGCATCGAGAGGCAAGCATGGAACTTCCTGGTGCAGAACACCGCCGCGTGCATTGCGTTCGTGGCGATGATCGACCTCCAGGACGAGATGGAACGGCGCAACCTGCGGAGTAAGATCGTACTACAGGTGCACGACAGCATCGGCATCGACTGTCACCCAGACGAGGTTGACGAGGTTGCCAGGCTGGCCCGGCACTGCATGGAGAACGCCGACACGGCACGCTACGGCGTGGATATCGGAGTCCAGATGACCGCTGACGTTGAGGTCGGCGAGAATTGGGGCACGAAGGACAAGTACGCGTTTGCGTAAGTCTCACACAATTGACGGAGGCAACAAGTAATGGGATTGAATCGACCGACCTTTAAGGTGGACGTGGCTGCAAACAAGAAGGCGACCGAGAAGAAGAGCGTCTTCTATGATCTCAAGCCCGACACCACCACACGCGTGCGGGTGCTGCCACCGACGAACGAGCAGGGCCTCCTGTTCACGCTGGTGTGCAACCACTTCAAGCTCAGGAACGACGAGGGCTTCGGCATGGCCCTGGCCTGTCTGGACGAGCACGGCACCGAGGACACCGGCCAGGAGTGCTACCTCTGCAACCTGGTGGAGTTCCTACGCAAGGGCGACAAGACTGACCAGAAGCTGGCCGGTGACTTGAACGCGGCCAAGCGTTGGTACATGCAGTGCCTGATCTACGACAAGGCCAGCGAGGGCTACATCGGCCCGAAGCTGATCGGGCTCAGCCGCACCACGGCTGACGCTGTCCAGTCCATCCTGGTTTCCCAGGACGACGTGGGCGACGACTACTTCTGCGACCCGGATGCGGGCCAGGATCTTACCATCACCCGCACCGGCTCTGGCATGAAGACCCGGTACACCGTGGCCCCGACCGGCAAGAAGGCGTCGCTCGACGACACGTTCCCCGGCTGGGAAGAGAAGATCATCGTCGACGTGGAGAAGGTCATGGACCTGCGCATCCACGACATGGACGACCAGAAGAAGGCCGTCAATCGTTCCTTCGGTGATGCCCTGGATTGGGAAGCGATCCAGGACGCGATTGGCTAGCACCACGTCCTAGGCGTGACGGGGTGAGGGTGAGCGACGGCTCACATGTGTGTGGTGGAAGACCGCGTTAAGCGGCGAGACAACCCTGCTAGTCAACAAGGGACGGGGCCGAGGTACGGTTGGCCATAGAGGCACGCTTGACCAGAAGGTTCCCGTCCCACTCAATCGAGAGGAACCAATGGATACCACAACAACTGTCGGTCTGGTGACGACGGGCTTGGTGCTGTTCGGCATCAAGACAGTGATCGCACAGATACCGGCGCTCTGGTTGCTGGCCCTGAACGCAGGGCACACGCGGCGTACATGGTTGCTGTGCTTCCTGGATGCCAGCATCAACTTGCTGGTTATCGCGAAGGCTATCACCACGGTGCAGACACACCCGGTGATCACCTTCTTCTACGCCGGAGGGTTCGCTTCTGGCATGGTGCTAGGCATGAAGCTATCACCGTACCTGGACCGACTGGCCGCACGATGGAAGGACAAGCATGGACCCGATAGCACGGATGTACCTAGCTCGTGACGAAGATGGTCGCGAGGCTATGCGCAACTACAAGAAACCACCGCTGCGGTTCCGCGCCAGCGAGTTGGCCGACTGCAAGCGAAAGATCTGGTACCGGCTGTCTGGGTATATCCCGGCGCCACGGTACGGATTCAAAGAGGACTGGTCGGTCGATGGTGACATCCACCACGACATGGTGCGCCAGACCATGCTCCATTGGGGCATCGAGTTGGGCGGCATCACTCAGGACGAAGAGACCGGCGAGACGCACGAGAACAAGTACATCGTTCGTGAGTTCGAGCAGGATGGCATGCCGTTCAACATCGCCTCACGACAGGATGGCTGGATCAAGCACGCGGACTACGGCGACAAGCTGATCATGATGGAGATCAAGTCCGTCGGTCACTGGCCGCATCACTACATGGTCAAGGCGTACGAGGAAGGCTACGGTCCTGATGGATTCAAGGGCGACGACAGAGTTGCTGGTCTCCAGGGGTTCAGGGACTACATCTACGACAAGAAGCCCGAGTACGTCTACCAGATGACTGCGGGCATGGCCATGAACAAGGAAGACCACTGCTACCTGGTGCTCAAGGACCGGTCCAACAGCCACATTGGGATCCACCTGTCGGACGGCACCTGCGTAGGTGGCACGGTGTTCGACTACGACCCGAGCGTGATGGACAAGATTAAGCGACGCTGCGTTGCCGTGAAGCGCGCAGTCATGGACGGCACGCCGCCGATGCCGGAGCACCTACCCAGCTCCAAGGAGTGCGGGTACTGTCCGTTCTACTACGCATGCCACGAGAAGTTCAAGCGGGACAAGGCTGGGCTGACGCCAAGCATGGTGTACCCCGACCCCGCTGTGTCCGTGGATTTCCTGGAGGAAAACGATGGCGACCAGTAGTGACAAGATGGACCACTACCGGCACCGAGGCCAAGAGGTGCTGATCGACTTCGACGGCACCCTGTGCGAGTTCAACTACCCGAAGCTAGGCGAACCGCGCCCCGGCGCACTCAAGTTCGTGCTGTGGCTGATCAGCCTGGACCTGCGGCCCGTGGTCTGGTCGTCGCGCATCTCGCTGGACAACGGCACGGTGGACGAGGTCTACATGCAGCGTTGGGCCATCGTGCGCTGGCTCCGGGACAACGGCTTCCCCGAGTGTCCAGTGGATGACGGCAGGTCCGGCAAGAGACTGGCCCTGGCGTACGTCGACGACCGTGGCGTGGCCTGCGACGAGTTCACCGCCTGGAATGACGTGAAGGCACGCATCATGGAGATCAAGGAGCGCGAGGACGCGAAGTGGGAGGACTACGATGCGCAAGTTCGATAGCGGCGCCACCCGTGACGCCGACGATGGCAAGCTGGACTACGAGGGGTTCCTGAGCCCGCTCGTGATGAAACGCTACGCCGAATACATGCACGAGAATCGCGTGCAGGCAGACGGCAACGTCCGTGACAGCGACAACTGGCAGAAGGGGATCCCGAAGGACGCCTACATGAAGAGCGGCTTCCGTCACTTCATGGACTGGTGGGCGCAGCATCGTGACAACGACGACCCGGAGTATCTGCACGAGTCCCTGTGCGCTTTGATCTTCAATGCGATGGGGTACCTGCACGAGGAGTTGAAGGCACCCGAGCAGGAGTGCGTGGGACTTGGCACGTTCACGAAGGAGCAGCACGACGCCACGCCGGTGCCGACATATGTCAGCGAGGCCCCGGTCACGAGCGAGGACGTGTGCCCCAACTGCGCACATGCGCGGTGGATACAGGCCGCGAACCCCGATGTGGTACTTTGCGCGAAGTGCAATTTCCGACGGAGAGTGACATGAGTGCACCATTCAAGATCTTCGGCGACGGCTTCGAGAAGGGCGCGCTGACGCAGTTCAACAGTGCGCTGGAGCAACCGTTCACCGTGCGTGGGGCCCTCATGCCTGACGCACACCAGGGATACTCACTGCCGATCGGGGCGGTCGTGGCCACAGATGGTGTGGTCGTCCCGTCATGGGTCGGCTACGACATTGGGTGCGGCATGTGTGCTGTGCCGACCTCATTCGACCGGCACGACATCTACCGGCATGCGCGAGGGATCTACCACCAGGTGTATGAGGAAGTGCCCGTCGGCTTCAAGCACAACAAACGGCCGTGCTACCCCAGCAAGACGAAGATCCAGAACTACCTCAGCGAGGCAGGCGTAGAGATCTTCACGGCCAAGGGTGGATACAAGCAGCTTGGTACGTTGGGTGGCGGTAACCACTTCATCGAGATTGGCATGGGCCTGGACGAGCAGGTATGGATCATCGTCCACTCAGGGTCACGCGGCATTGGACACGGCATGGCCACGCATTACATGCGCCTGGCATCGCCGACTGGCAAGGCAAGTGAGGGCCACTTCGGCTTCGACGTGTCCAGCCAGGAGGGGCGTGACTACCTGATGGACCAAGAGTTCTGCCTGACGTTCGCACTGGAGAACAGGCTGGCCATCGCACGCCGCACGGTGCGGGCCATCACCAAGTACGTGGAGGGAGAGGCCGACTTAGATCGGCTGATCAACCGGAACCACAACCATGCCGAGAAGACCGGCGACGTTTGGATCCACCGCAAGGGCGCGACGCATGCCGAATCGGGCATGATGGGCGTGGTCCCCGGCAACATGATGGACGGCTCGTTCATCGTGCGCGGCAAAGGCAACCCGGACGCATTGTGGTCCAGTAGCCATGGCGCAGGCCGATTCATGAGCCGCAAGCAGGCCAAGCGCGAGATCAGTGTGGACGACTTCGAGGACATGATGGACCTCGCCGGTGTGACGGCCAACGTCTGCGAGCGCACGGTCGACGAGGCACCACTGGCGTACAAGAACATCTACCAGGTCATGGAGCACCAGGAGGATCTGGTGGAGGTCGTGGATCACGTGCGTCCAATCATCAATGTGAAAGGCTGATCATGGGAAAACCATTGTACTTCGTCAGGTTGGAGGCACTGAACGGCGACCATGTGGACTCGCTGTACATATCCGGGAGTAGCGTGGAGAATATTGGGATTCGTGTCGACGAGGCGATAGCTATACGTCGCAAGCGATATCCGACGGTACGAGCCAAGAACATTAGTTACGTTGGACATCTGGAGAACGCATGAAGTACTGGATACTAGTCGGGAACTCGTGCCCTGACTGCAACACACAAGGTGCTACGATGATGGCCTGCGAGCCAGACCCGGAGGACATCTTGAAGTTCATCCGCCACCTAGGCGGGATGTGGTGCATTCAGGTCAAGACATACATGGTGGACACGGACGATATGGGTCCAAGCAAACCATGTAAGGAGAGCCCATGAAAACCGCCATCGTCAAGCTCAAAGGACGCAAGTCCGGGTTCGCCTGTAAGATCTTTCTGCGCCGCCAGCACGTCGCCACCGTAGCCAACCCGGACCGCATGAATGAGGCGGGCGCACGGCAGGCGGCGTTCGAGTGGGAGCGTGACTGGAAGGACAAGCTGTTTCCGAAGGAGAAGTCATGAAGTGGCTGTTCATAATCTTTGCCATCTCAGTGTGTACGTTCTTCGGCATGTCCTATGCCGGGGCGAGCACCGCTGACTTGATCGGCATGCTGGCAACATCCTGGTTGGTGCTGATGGTCGGAGTCCTTATAGTTGCGTTAGAGGAGGGCCCGTGAACGCACTACACCTGGACTTCCTGCGCGGCCTGATGAGCAAGCGCATGTGGGAGGCTAACAACAGCGTGCTGTCGGACGACATCTTCACCGGCATCGACATGAAAACGCTGTACAGCTACCTTGGCGAGCTACACGAGGAGACGGTCGGTGACCTGTCCGTGGAGGATCTGCGACGCAAGGTCGAGTCCAAGTATTGCACGAAGGACAGCAGCCGCAAAGACGAGTTGATCGAGGTCATCGATCTAGCTGAAAGGCGCGAGCCACTCGCCGACGAGCGCATCCAGCCACTGCTCGCGGACTACGCGGCACGCCAGCTTGCGACGCAGGCCAGCAAGTACATCGCCGGTAACACGGATGGTGACTCTTGGGATCTGCACAAGGCATACGACTTCTTGGAGCGGGCGGTCAGCCTGCAAGATCACCTGGACCTGGGCGTCGAGGATCTGATGGCAGCGCCCGAGCCCACCGTGGCTGGCGACCGTCCAGGCATCGTGACCGTGGGGCTGGGCTCAGCCATGGACATCCACCTTGGTGGTGGTGTCGGCAACGGCGAGTTGCTGATCTGGCTAGCTGGCTACGGGCAAGGCAAGACCTCGTACATGATCAACCAGGGCGTGGAGATCGCGCAGCAGGGCGACACGGTGCTGCACATATCCCTGGAGATCTCCAGCGCCAAGTGCATGCAGCGAGTGGACCAGAAGCTCACCGGCCTGAACCGGGACGAACGACTTGCGAAGCCGGGCCTCGTGATGGTAGCCCGTAAGGGGATGGCAGGTAAGTTCTTCGTCAAGGATTGGTCGCACGCCAAGGTCACGGTGGACGACATCAAGGCGTTGGTCCGGCGCATGGAGGCCAGGGGCGAGAAGGTCGACGTGATCTGCGTGGACTACCTGGAACTCATGGTGCCGGTGCGCAACAACCGACACGGCGAGCGGTTCAATTTCAGTCAGGTGGCCAAGGATCTGAGGGCACTGGCGAATGAACTGCAACTGCCCATCATCACGGCCTGGCAGGTCAACCGCTCAGGCTACGAGAAGAATGTGATCGGGGCGGTCGATGTGTCGGAGTGCTGGGACATCGTCAAGCACGCGGACATCATACTGGGCCTCAACCAAAACAATGCGGAGCGGGACGAACGCATGCTCCGCGTCAACATCATAAAGCAGCGCGAGTCCACGGCACGGCCGATCGAATACTACACGTCGGACCTGGACCGCATGCAGATCAAACAGACGAGGGAGCACGGCGATGACGACGAAGAACCGCGAGCAGTGGGTAGTGGGGATTGACCCTGGGTACGGCCACACTGGTGCGGTGCTGCGCAGAGTTGAGGAGCCCGAGCCGGTGGCGTGGGCCTGCTGGTCCAACGACTGCACACAGGAGTGGCCGACGCTGCGGGCCATGACGATCGCTTTCCCGCTGGTTTCCACAGTGATCGGCTGGATCCTGGAGTATGGTATTGAGGATCTGGAGATCTGCATCGAGTACCCGGTCTACACCGGGAACGCCAAGGGGCTGATGGTCCAGATGTCACTGTACGACATGATTAGGGCGTACGTGTATGATTACCTGCGACCACACACAGAGCGGCTGTGGGTGACAGAAGTCAACCCGACGACGAGTAAGTCGAAACTGGCGCACGACGGCCGGGCGGACAAGAAGGAGATGATTGCGGCGTCACCGTGGGCGCAGTACAAAGAGCACGGCTTGACATACGTCCAGGCGCACACGCTGGCCGACAGCTACGCGCACTCATTATCGGCCGGATTACGGGAGAGGAGACTACATGCGATGGACCAGTATTCTGTCGACCCTACTCTTGTGTATCCTGATTGGGTGCTCGACGTTTGACCTGCCCACGGCACCGGAGAAATCAATAGGCGTGCGGCCGGACAGTGTGGAAGTGGTTGTCGTCTGGGCCCCGCCGGACTCCGGGACGGTCGCCGTGTACTACGTGGCCGAGTGGGCCCACCAACAGGCGGACACGGTGCGTCACACCAAGGTGTCGATCAACATACCACGGGTGCGGACTCGTGTGCGCGTGGCCGGAGTGGACTCGCTGTCTCGGCAGGGTCCGTGGTCGCTGTGGTCTGACTGGAAACCCAAGCCGCCAGAGGATGATTATGAAGAAGTACCCAGTACCTAGGTGGCTGTGGATCCTGTGGCTGTGGGCCACGCGCCGCCTACCGCCGCAGACGCTGCCCGAGATACGGGTGAATCTGGACTCACAGGCAGCGTACCATAACGAGATGCGACGCAAAGAAATTGAACGTGCGCCAGCTCCATCGGGACGAGTCATGGGTCACATGGTGAGCGCAGCGCACATGCGACAAGAAGCGTCCCGGCAGCAACGCCTGTACCAGCAGCAGATGATGGCGCAGTCCCCGTTCACGTACGCCAGCACGTTTGCACAGCCACAACATGGTGAACTCATGCAGCCTATCATTGAGGGGCTGCTACAACGAGAACAAGCCAACGAACTTATCGAGAAGGTGTTAGATGAGCGAAAAAAGCCACGAAGACTTCGTACTCGACGTTATCGCCGGACTGCGCGCCATGAAAATCGTGGTGTGGGGCGAGCGCGTCGCCGTCGTCCGCGACCCGGAAATCGAGAAGATCGGTAGCCTGTACATCCCCGAGGAGGGCAAGCGCAAGGAGCCACGCGGCACCGTCGTCGCTCGCGGCATCGGGCTGGACGCGATGGACGAGAGCCTGGTGGCCGGGCTGTCCGTCGGCGATCAGGTCATGTACACCAAGTACAACCCGATCGACTTCTTCATCACCCTGCCGGACGGTACTGAGGCCCGGCTGGAACTGATGCACGTCAGTGACCTGTACCTGGGCTGGAGGGTGTAATGTCAGCGTATGCTTACATCGTAGTGGGCTCCAGTAGCGGTGACCAGTACAAGCGTATTGTCCTGGAAAGGTTGGAGGAGGGGTACGAAATCCTTACTGCTACCGCGACTGCGAAGTTAGTCCACTACGTCATGCGGAAAGACAAGTAACACCGTTCGGGCGTAGCTCAACTGGTAGAGCACCCGTCTGATACGCGGGAGGTTGATGGTTCAATTCCATCCGCCCGGACCAACACACAAAAAGCCCGCCTAGCAC